TTATTATGCATGTACCGCTAACGTAACCACAAACTTTACAAACTATATTTCAAACTTTAAATTACTTAAAAATGGTTCTGCCCTTGTAAATACACAGTACAATACGAACACATCAGCATACTCATCTGCTGGATCAATCTGTATTACAACATCTGGAGATGCCATTAGTTATTTGGTATATGAAAGTGCTAACAAGGCTGGAACACTTAGACATTCAGGAACATATACGGACTCTGGTGCTACAAAATCAAGACATATGGGTATATTTAAGGGGGACGGCGGTACCAATCAAGGGTCAGAAGTTGACAACTTTAGCGTAACGGTAACCGCATAATGAATGGGGGAAAAAAATGGAAAATAGAGCAGCAAGACCGTGGGATTTATTTAATAAAAACATTGGTCGTGTGGAAACAGTTATTGCAGAAGAACGTATGTCTATATGCAACGGATGTGATAAACTTATTAAGGCTACCAAAACTTGTAAAGAGTGCGGTTGCTTCATGACGCTTAAAACAAAATTGCCTAATGCTGAATGCCCACTGGGCAAATGGAATAAGGTTATAGTAGATATCACTAAGGAGATATAATGTCAGAAGAAAATAATGAACAGCAAGTAGTGCTTCCTCCTGTAAAGGTTGCATTTATAATTGATGGCTTTGTTGCCGATGTGATGCATACAGATGAGCGCTTAGGCGCAATCTTTACAAGTAATCCATTAATTAAAGATGTAACCGCTGAAGAGGGTGGCCAGATGGCTTGGCTTAATGATAGTTACGATCCTGAAACAGATACTTTTAGCAGAGATGGCGTTGCACCAACAAGCCAGGGTGGTGACGATCTGCCACCAATCAAAATTGCTTTTATTTTAGATAATACGGTTGTTGATGTATTGCACACAGATGAAAGACTAGCAGCACTACTTTTAAATAACCCAATCATTAAAAATGTAACTGGAGAAGATGGAAATCCAACTACACAATTTGGAGATATCTATAATAGCGAAACAGATTCTTTTGATCCACCTGCTGAAGAATTTAAACGCCCTCCAGCAGAGCCAATGTATGAAGGTTGGGTACTAGATGAAGAACTTGGACACTTGGTTCCACCAGTTGCATATCCTCAAGACGGAAAAGTATATGCTTGGGATTTTGGTGTAAATAACTGGGTTGAAGATACGACTGCTATACCATCAGAACGAATCTTTGAAGGTTGGATATTGGACGAAGAGCGTGGACAGATGGTTCCTCCAGTTCCATATCCACAGGATGGAAAAAGATATGTTTGGGACAATCCAACTCTAAACTGGGTTGAAGGATAAATTAAAAAATAAATAAAAAAAAATACCCCCAAGGCATATAGCCAAGGGGGATTTTTTATTTAATTGTTATTTTATTTACATGGATACTTGTTGTACCACTCTTTATACCGTTCTCCATTTATAGAACTCCAAGAAGACCAGTCTTTTCCACCCTTGGTCATATGTAGAGCAATTTGTGCGTTTACTACTGGATTTAATAATTCAGCGTTTGAATTTAACTCATATTTTTCTCTACGATCTGGTCCAAGTTCTCCAAGCATATTAATTTGAAATACGCCATAAGAACTATCTCCAGTTTTTACATTGCCGTTGAAGGCAAGAGGGCGACCATTGGATTCTGCCTTTGCAATAGCACAAGCAGACCTTAAAGCCTTTCCTTCAAACCCAACATGACGCAACATATCAACTAACTGCTCATCGGTCAAATTATGAGCATTTTCATATTTTTGTAATTTTTTGTCTTTAGAAACCAAAAAAGCCACCTGTTGGGTGGCAGACTTCACGGACTCTTTAATTATTAAATTGTTTTCATTTGTTGCATTTGCAGAAGCCGAAAAAACGGTACTGCAAATAACCAACGTTAATACCCCTAGCCAAACATTTGACTCTCTCATTGTGTAAAACCTCCTAGAGAACAAATGCTACCTATTGGTAGCATATATTAATTATACCATTGTTTGGCCTTTTGAGTCAAATATACATAAAAATAAATAAATAGTTATAATATTGTTATTAGTTGATGGTATAATGATAAGATTATGGCTACATTTAGAAATCAAGGTTCAGATTCTTATTCAGTTGGTTTGACACCACCAAATGTATTGTGGACAGTTGTTCGTGGTGATACCGCTTCATTTCGTGTTTATGTTACAGATGATAACAAAGATCCATTAGTGATTGAAGACTGGACTATTGCAATGGAAATTAAACGTCCAAATACAAAGCCTGGTGATTTTACAGATGATGCAGAACTTATTGTTGAACTTGAGCCAGTACCAACAGAAATAGACGGCGCTGGAGAATTTACAGTTTCTCTTACAGCAAATGAATCTGTTTTGTTAGAAACTGGAGATATTTTTGATATTGAATTAAGTGATGAGAGTCGTGTTTGGACGGTAGCCAGAGGCACCATGAAAGTAATTGAAGACGTAACAAATAGTGAGTCATAATGGCATCCGCTATCATAATTGATACCGATAGCCATAAAGCAAAAAAGATAAACTCTATTGGCTACCCAATATCTGAAATAATTTACAAGGCAAGAGCAGTAAAAATTAATGAGGTTTTGCCTTTTAGAGTTAAATTTACTACAATTGGAATTGGTCCAGCATATGCAGGTGTGCCTGGAATTGGTCTTCAAATTATTGGAATTAATAACTATATTCTTTAACATATAATGATATAATATAGGCATGGCAAAGGTATCAATTTCAAATGTTAAGACCAAATTTCAGACTGGCGACCGCCCAACACAAGAAGACTATATAGATTTAATTGATAGTGCTTCTGCTAGATCTACAGATCTTGGTTCAGACGGTAACAACGAGTTAACCATTAATGGTATAGAAAACTCAACAATTTTTGATAACTTTTCCGCAAGTGAATGGCGATCAATGAAATATATGATCTCTATTAAGCATGTAGCAGGTGGTGCAAACAAGTACTACTCTACAGAAATGAACGTATTGGTTGATGGATCAGGGGTATCTGTTAGCGAATATGCAACAATTGAAAATGATGGGAATATTGGCACCATCTCTGTTTCAAGGGCTGGAGATACAGTTTCACTAACTGTTGTCCCAGTAGGGGGAATTACACCTATAACCTTGCGCTACATGCGTATGGGGTTAAAGGCCTAACCAAGGAGATATAAGATGGCAACAGTAACAAAAGACTTTAGAGTAAAAGCGGGACTGGTAGTTGAAGGATCAACTGCGACCGTTAATGGAAAGAACGTAATTACAGCAGGCACAGTTGATGCTAAAGGTGATTTAATTGTTGGTAGCGCAGACGATGCAGTTGCTCGTTTAGCAATTGGCACAAATGGTCAAGTACTTACAGCAAACTCATCTGCTACATATGGTGTTGAATGGTCAGCCCCAGCAGCAGTTGGTGTGTTTGATACAGCAATTACTTTTGAAGGTGCAACAGCAGATGCTTACGAAACAACACTTCAAGTAGTAGATCCAACAGCAGATCGTACAATTACACTTCCTGACGTATCAGGTACTGTAGTTACATCTGGTGATACTGGCACAGTTACAGCAACAATGCTTGCTGCAGATTCAGTAACCACCGCAAAGATTTTAAACGCTAACGTAACAGCAGCAAAACTTGCTTCAGACTCTGTAGAGACAGCAAAAATTGTTGATGCTAACGTAACAGCAGCAAAACTTGCTGCAGACTCAGTTACAACTGCAAAGATTGTTGACTCAAATGTAACAGCAGCAAAATTGGCTGCAGACTCAGTTACAACAGCAAAGATTCTTGATGCTAACGTAACAGATGCAAAACTTGCTTCAAACTCAGTTACAAATGCTAAGATTGCAGATTCAGCAGTTGATACAGCAGAGATTGCAAATAATGCAGTAACCACAGCAAAGATTACAGACTTAAACGTAACCACTGGTAAACTTGCAGATGGCGCAGTAACCACAGCAAAAATTACAGATGCTAACGTAACTGCTGGTAAACTTGCTGCAGACTCTGTAGAAACAGCAAAAATTGTAGATCAAGCAGTAACTTCTGCAAAGATTGCTAACGATACAATCGTAGATGCTGACATTAACTCAGCAGCAGCAATTGCACAGTCAAAGATTTCAGGACTTACAACAGACCTTGCAGCCAAACTAGCACTTGCTGGTGGCACAATGTCTGGTGCAATTGCAATGGGTACAAACAAGATCACAGGTCTTGGTACACCAACTGATGGAACAGATGCAGCAACAAAGAATTATGTAGACTCAGCAGCACAAGGTATTGATTGGAAAGCATCAGTACGTGCAGCAACAACTACAGCAGTAACTCTTGCATCCGATCTAGAAAACGGAGACACTCTTGACGGAGTAACTCTTGCTACTGGTGATCGTGTTCTTGTTAAGAATCAGTCAACTGGTTCAGAAAACGGTATCTACGTAGTTAAGGCATCTGGTGCTCCAGATCGTTCAACTGATGCAGATACAGGTGCAGAACTTACTTCAAACTTTGCGGTATTTGTAGAACAAGGAACCACAAATGCTGATCAAGGTTATGTATTAACTAACGATGGTGCAATCACAGTTGGCACTACAGCGCTTACATTTACTCAGTTTACTGGTTTGGGACAAATTGTTGCTGGTACAGGATTAGACAAGACTGGAAACACTCTTGATATTGATTCAACTGTAGTAACATTAACAGGTACACAAACCCTTACAAATAAGACACTAACGTCACCAACATTAACAACTCCTGATATTGGAACTCCATCAGCAGGAACTTTAACAAATGCAACTGGTCTTCCAGTAGCAACTGGTATCTCAGGTCTTGGAACTGGCGTAGCAACATTCCTTGCAACTCCATCTTCTGCAAACCTTGCATCAGCATTAACTGATGAATCAGGATCTTCAACAGTAGCATTTACTAACAGTCCAACTTTTGTTACACCAACTCTTGGTGCAGCAGCAGCGACAAGTATTGCTCTTCCAGATGCTCTTGTTGGTTCTGCTCTTGCTACCGCTTCAACTTCAGCAACAACAATTGATACATGGTCAGCAACAACATACTCAAGTGCTAAATATATCGTACAAATGAAAAAAGGTACTGATATTGAAGTAATTGAATTACTTGTTACAGTTGATGGATCAAACAACGTTTACTTAACAGAGTATGCAGATGTAATAAGCAACGCTGAACTAGGAACAACTAACGCTGTTTACAGTGGTGGAAACGTTCTTCTTCAGGTAACTGGTGCAGCAGTAGATACTGATGTTAAAGTACACAAGATTTATATTGAGGCATAACTAGAATAGAGGTCGGAAGTGGTAACAGTAAATAAAGACTTCAAAGTAAAGCACGGCATTATTGTAGCCGATGGCGGAACTTTTGGATCAACAGTCACAGTTGCCACTCCTACTCAAAATGCTCATGCAGCAACAAAACTTTATGTAGATACTGCAGTTGGTTCTCCAACTATTGGAACAACACAGCCAGAAACTCCAGCAAATGGAAATTTATGGTTTGATACAGTAACAGAGCGTATTCACGTATACTACAATGGTCAATGGATTGCAATTGCTACCCTTGAAGATTCTGAAACACTGCCTGATCATATTCATGACACAGCAAT